ATGGAAAAGTCAAATATGTTGGACAGACTCAAAATTTAGATTCTAGAAAAAGGGAACATAAAAGAAATAAACCTCCACATACTTTTGAAATAAGTGAGCAGATAGATATTTCAGAAAAAGCAAAAGAAGCAGAAATTTTTTATATAGAAAAATTTGATACTTTTAGAAATGGATGGAATAAGTCCACTGGTGGAGAAGGATTTGATAACTACGAAAGAAAAGGAATTGGTGGGGTAAAAAAGGGAACTATTCCCTGGAATAAAGGAATAAAAAATTGCTTCTCTGAAGAAACTATAGAAAAAATGAGCAATTCTAGAAAAGGTAGAGTTTTTAGTAGAAAAATAAATGATGATCAAATAAGAGAAGTAAGAAAAATATATAATGAAAAACCAGACTTGCAAAATGTCGGTGTGATTATGAAAAATGGTAAAAAATTATCATATATTCAGGCATTTTGTAAAGAATATGCAAAAAAATATAATTTAACTCCACAGGGAATAAAAAGAATTATTTTAAAGGAATGTTGGACAAATGTTTAAACTTAATAAAGATATTAAAGTAAAAACTCCCGATGGATTTAAATATTTTTCCGGAATTCAAAAAGTTTACAAACCATTTTATCATTGGATAATATTTGATGATGGAACAGAAATAAAGTGCTCCGACAATCACTCTTTTGGAAAAGAAAAAATTAAAGCATCAATAATTAAAGTAGATGATATATTACAAGGAAAAAGAGTAGTATATAATGAAATAGTAGAAGAAGGAATATATCTTTATGATTTACTTGATGTCGGTACAGATAATCTATATTATTCAAATAATATTATATCACATAATTGTGAATTCTTAGGATCTGTTGATACACTCATTGCACCATCCAAACTCAGAAACCTCGTCTACGACCACCCTAAGACACGTAGCGCAGGTTTAGATGTATATGTGGATCCTATAGAGAATAATGATTATCTGGTCACTGTAGACGTTGCTAGAGGTGTTGGGAATGATTACTCTGCCTTTACTGTTGTTGACATCACAGAGTTTCCTCATAAAGTAGTTGCAAAGTATAGAAATAATGAAATCAAACCGATGCTTTTTCCAAGTATAATTGATGAAGTTGGAAGAAGTTATAATGATGCGTATGTTTTATGTGAGGTAAATGATGTTGGTGATCAGGTAGCTAGCATTTTACAATATGATCTCGAATACAAAAATTTATTGATGTGCTCCATGAGAGGTCGTGCTGGACAGATTGTTGGTCAAGGATTCTCTGGAAAGAAAACTCAATTGGGAGTTAAGATGTCCAAAACAGTAAAAAAAGTTGGATGTCTCAATCTCAAAACTATGATTGAAGAGGATAAACTCTATCTGAATGATTATGAAATTATTTCAGAACTAACTACATTTATTCAAAAGCACAACTCATTTGAAGCAGAAGAAGGGTGTAATGATGACTTAGCAATGTGTCTTGTAATTTATGCTTGGTTGGTTGCTCAAGACTATTTTAGAGAACTCACAGATCAGGATGTTAGAAAAAGATTATATGAAGAGCAAAGAAATCAAATAGAACAAGATATGGCACCTTTTGGATTTATATCTGATGGTCTTGATTCGAATAGTTTTGTAGATGCTAGTGGAGATCGTTGGTTTACTGATGAGTATGGGGATAGATCTTATATGTGGGAGTATTTGTAGTGGATTTAGATGGGCAGATAAGATTAGGCCATTTACTTTTAAACGATAGAAAATGCAGATCTTGTGGTGAGATAAAAAACTTAATAGATGGATTTTATAGAACTAGAAAAAATAGAGGTCCAGTTCCATCTTCATACGCATATGAATGTAAAGAATGCACAATAAAAAGAGTGGTTGCAAATAGAATGGTATCTAAGGTCTTTGATAAGTGGGAATATCCTGATTGGTAAATGTTCATGCACCGTTTCACTCTTCAAAAAGTATTTTTTAATAAATATTTTTTAGATAAACTGAGATTTAACGGAGAAAAACATGGCGACTCCTCAATTATCTCCAGGCGTACTCGTCAGAGAAGTTGATCTAACAGTAGGAAGAGCTGAAAATGTTATCGATAACATTGGTGCTATTGCTGGACCATTCTCAATCGGACCTGTAGAAGAAGTTATTAATATAACTACAGAGCAAGAACTTATCAATACATTTGGTAAGCCACTTTCAACCGATACTCAGTATGAGTACTGGATGAGTGCATCATCTTTTCTATCATATGGCGGAATTCTTAAGGTAGTAAGAGTTGATGATGACAATCTAAAGAATGCAAGAGTTGGTTATAATACTACTGCAACTGTAGACATCAAAAATTTTGATGATTACAATAATCAAGAGACTGGAAGTTACCACTTTGCCGCAAAGACTCCAGGAACTTGGGCAAATGGTCTTAAGGTTTGTGTAATTGACGATAAAGCAGATCAAATTATCGGTATTAATACTGTTGACTTGGGTGCTGCTGGAGCTCAAGTTGGATATGGCGTTACTGTATCTCTTTCTGGAGTTACCGTTGCAGGCGTTGGAACAACTTCAGAGTTTAGTGGATACTTAAAGGGAATTATTACTGGAGTATCAACAAGCACGACAGGTAATTCAACTTTTGACGTAAAGATTGTATCTAGAGTATCTGCTGTTGGCACAGAAACTCAAATAGATTATGCTAAAGGTTCTGATCTTACTTCTATCTCCGCAACTTCCACTTTAACCTTTATAAACAACTCCGGAGTCTCAACAGGAACTGGATCATATACAGCAGTTACATCTGTTGATTGGTACGATCAACAAACTCTTGGCCTAACAAACTCCACACTATTCTGGAGATCTATTGCACCAAAACCTGTAACGAATCAGTACGCAGCATCAAGAAATGCCAAAAATGATGCATTAAACATTGTAGTTATCGATGATACTGGATCTTTAACTGGAGTACAAGGAAATATTCTTGAGAAGCACATTTCAGTTTCTAAAGCAACTGATTCTGTTTCTGGAGTAAATTCTCCTCAGAAGACTTGGTACAGAAACTACCTCTCAAATTTCTCAAATTATGTTTATTCAGGAACAAATTATTATACTTCAACTGATGCTCTGAATAATGTTGTTCCTGCTGTAACTGGATTTACAACATACTCTGGTGTTCCTTCAGCATCTTTTACGCCTCTTAGTGCTTCAAGTGGTGGATGGAATCAAGAAGCACAGGGAACTGTATTTAATGCAATAGGAAACGCAACCTTTGAACTTGCTGCAGGTGCCGATTACTCGGGAAATGGAGCAAAAGCAACTCTTGGTGCATTAAACACTGCATATGATCTATTCGCAAACTCTGATGAAATTGAAGTTGACTATTTGATTTGCGGTCCTGGACTGGAATCAAAAGAAGATTCGCAAGCAAAGGCAAACAAATTAATCGCAATTGCAGAAGATAGAAAAGATTGTGTTGCAGTTATTTCTCCATATAGAGGTGCTGTTGTTAATGTAACAAGCACTGCTACGCAAACAAATAACATAATTGACTTCTTCTCACCACTTTCTTCATCATCTTATGCAATGTTTGATAGTGGATATAAGTATACTTACGATAGATTTAATAACCTCTTCCGTTATATTCCTTGCAACGCGGACATTGCTGGTTTGATGGCCAGAACAAATGTAACTGCATATCCTTGGTTCTCTCCTGCTGGACAGCAAAGAGGTGTTTTAAATAACGCAATTAAACTTGCATATAATCCAAATAAATCTCAAAGAGATCTTCTTTATGAAGAAAGAATCAATTCAGTAATCAATCAACCTGGAACAGGAATTCTTCTCTTTGGTGATAAGACTGCACTTTCATATGCATCTGCATTCGACAGAATTAACGTTCGTCGTCTGTTCTTGACTGTTGAGCAAGCACTTCAAAGAGCTGCTCAAGCACAACTTTTTGAATTGAACAATCAAACCACAAGAGCTAACTTCGTTAATATTGTTGAACCATATCTAAGAGATGTTCAAGCGAAGAATGGAGTCTATGACTTCTTGGTTATTTGCGATCAAACAAATAACACTCCAGATGTAATTGATAACAATGAGTTTAGGGCAGACATTTTCCTAAAACCAACAAGATCAATTAACTATATTACACTTACATTTGTTGCTACTAGAACTGGTGTTTCCTTCGAGGAAGTAGCAGGTAGAGTTTGATTATTAGATAATTAATCACAAACGGAGGTTTAAAAAATGTCTACACTCAGAACAATCACCGGATTTAAAGAAAGACTTGCTGGCGGTGGAGCAAGACCCAATTTATTTGAAGTTGAAATTCCAAATTTTCCTACAGAAATTCAGAGTTTCTGGAGCACAGGTGCTGGTCAAGAAGCAGAAACATTTAAGTTTCTCTGTAAAACAGCAGCTCTTCCAGCATCTAATGTTTCTCCAATTGATATTCCTTTTAGAGGAAGAATTCTAAAGGTTGCTGGAGATAGAACCTTTGATGTTTGGACCGTAACAGTCATTAATGATGAAGATTTCAAACTCAGAACTGCTTTTGAGCGTTGGATGAATACGATTAGCAAACTAGATAATGCAACTGGAGCAACAAATCCTTCATCTTATATGACTGATGCATATGTTCATCAGTTAGGTAGAGGTGCAGGTACTGTAAATTCTACAAATAACTCCAATGATCCAAACGGTGCAGGAATCACTCCACTAAGATCATATAAGTTTTATGATATTTTTCCAACCAATGTTGGAGCAATTGATCTTTCATATGATAGTTCGGATACTATCGAAGAGTATACAGTTGAATTCCAAGTTCAGTACTGGACTGCTGGAAAAGGATCTGATAACTCAAATGATGCAACCTCTATAGAAATTAGTTAATAAATAGTAAGAGATTAATTAATAGCAATACATAATGGCAAAACTATTTGGTTTTTCAATTGAAGATTCAGAACCACTGTCTCCGGGTGCGGTTTCTCCAGTTCCTCAAAATAATGAGGACGGAGTAGACCACTACCTGAGCAGTGGTTTTTTTGGTTCTTACGTTGACATTGAGGGTGTATATAGAACTGAATTTGAATTAATCAAAAGATATAGAGAGATGTCGCTTCATCCAGAAGTTGATAGTGCAATCGAAGATATTGTTAATGAGGCAATTGTATCGGATACTAATGATTCTCCAATTCAAATTGATTTGGATAATCTAAATGCAAGTGATGGAATCAAAAAGAAGATAAGACAAGAATTTAAGTATCTTTTGGATCTATTGGATTTTGATAAGAAATCTCACGAAATTTATAGAAATTGGTATATTGATGGAAGAATTTATTATCACAAAGTAATTGATTTAAAAAATCCACACGAAGGAATCAAGGAATTGCGTTATATTGACGCAATGAAAATGCGTTATATTAGACAGAATAAAAAGAAAGATAATAAAAATTTACCAATTAATACTCAGAGATTTGGAAGTGATAATCCGATGGATTATGATTTTCCAGAAATTGAAGAGTACTTCATTTATAATCCAAAGGTGATCAACCAACAGGTAACGTAAATTCGACTGGTCCTGGCCAAGGAATTAAAATGGCAAAGGACTCTATAACTTATTGCACTTCTGGTTTGGTAGATAGAAACAAAGGAAATACTCTTTCATATCTACATAAGGCAATCAAGTCACTTAATCAACTTCGCATGATTGAGGATTCACTTGTTATCTACAGATTGTCTCGTGCTCCTGAGCGTAGAATTTTCTATATTGACGTAGGTAATCTGCCAAAAGTAAAAGCAGAGCAATATCTCCGCGATGTTATGATGCGTTATCGTAACAAACTTGTATATGATGCCAATACTGGAGAAATTCGTGATGATAAAAAGTATATGAGTATGCTTGAAGATTTTTGGCTTCCTCGCCGTGAAGGTGGTAGAGGAACTGAAATTACAACTCTTCCAGGTGGACAGAATCTTGGAGAAATTACTGATATTGAATACTTTAAGAAAAAACTTTATCGTTCATTGAATGTTCCACCATCGAGAATGGATGGAGAAGGTGGGTTTAATCTTGGTCGCTCATCTGAAATTCTAAGAGACGAATTGAAATTTACAAAATTTGTCGGCCGATTGAGAAAAAGATTTTCCAACATGTTTAATGATATGCTGAGAACTCAACTAATTCTCAAAAATATCATTGCACCCGAAGATTGGGAACTAATGAGTGAGCATATTCAATATGATTTCTTATATGATAACCACTTCTCGGAACTAAAAGATTCCGAACTTCTAAATGAAAGATTAAATATGGTTGCCACTGCAGAACCATATGTCGGAAAGTATTTTTCGCAAGATTACGTTAGAAGAAAGATACTGAGACAAACTGATGTTGAAATTATTGAGCAAGACGCATTAATTAAGAAGGAAATTGAAGATGGCATTATTCCAGATCCTAATATTCCAGTTGACCCCGAAACAGGTATGCCTTTAGAAGCAGGAACATCTGAAATGGATCTTGGAAAACCAGTTATGGAACCAGATTTGGAATCTCAGTCAAAATCAGTTCAAGCTCCACAGATTCCTAAGGGTGGAGAAATATAAATACTAGTGATTTTTGAAGGTCATTAAAAATGGATGATTTAATGGATATGATTCTTTCGGACGAATCTCCATCACAAATAAGTGATAAGATTAAAGATATGCTATTTGCAAAATCCGCAGAAAAAATTGATTCTTTTCGACCATCAGTAGCAGCAAGTCTTTTTGGCGAAGAAGATACTGAAGAAATTGATGCCGAAGAAGACTGATAAATAAATAACTATTAAGTATTATACACTAGAGATGCAAAGAACGAAAATAATTGAGACTGAAGTTGGTACAGGTACTACTGTCGGTTCTGCCACAAGTATTGGTAGTGCAACTTGTGTAAGACTTCATAATAATACTATTGGAATTGTTACTGTCGGAATTGCCACTCAAGTAGGAGCACCTTCTGCACTTGAATTTAGTATGCCAGGTAATTCAGTTGAGTTTCTAGAAAAACTTCCTTCTGAAGTAATATACACATCGACTTCAATTAAAGCATCAAAAGTAGGATTCACTAACTAAGAACAATGAAACTAATTAGAGAAGAAATCGAAAAGGTAGAAGTTCTTACCGAAAGTGTAAATGGTAAGAAAAATCTTTTCATCAAAGGCGTTTTTCTTCAGGCAGAACAGGTAAACAGAAACGGTAGAATGTACCGTATGCCTGTAATGGAAAGAGAAGTGCAGCGTTACACCGAACAGTATGTAAACAAAGGTCGTGCTTTAGGCGAACTTGGTCATCCAGATGGACCAACAGTGAACCTTGATAGAGTTTCGCATAAAATTGTTGATCTTCAGAAAGAAGGTAATAATTTTGTTGGTAAGGCACAAATCCTATCAACTCCAATGGGTAAGATTGCAGAATCTCTACTTAAAGAGGGAGTTTGTCTAGGTGTTTCTTCTCGTGGTATTGGTTCATTGAGACCAACCAAAGAAGGTTTCAATGAAGTAGGTGAAGATTTTATGCTCGCTACTGCTGCTGATATTGTAGCAGATCCTTCTGCTCCAGATGCATTTGTTCAGGGAATCATGGAAGGAAAAGAGTGGATTTGGGATGGTGGCATTCTTCGTGAGAAACTTGCAGAGCAAACTCAAAGAAGAATTAATACTCTTGTCGATCAAAAAAGATTGGAAGAGCATAAATTAAACTTATTCAATGATTTCATTAATTCGTTGTAATTTATTAATTTATAAATAAATATAGATTTCATACAGGAAAATCGGAGAGTTCAAATGTCTCGTGGCAAACAATTACAAGAAATGGAAGTAGGCACAAAGCAATCCAAAACTGCAGTCAATGCCGGCGCTAAAGCAGCGGAACCAATGGCTAAACTATCTGGCAATATTCCAGATGGACAAAGTGGTTCTTGGGAAGATTTGGGTGGACCTACACCAGAAAATTATAAGTCTGATGATGATTCAGCAAAACTAAAAACACCTGGTGGAACACTTAAGCAAGTTAAGGATGTTGTAAACAAAGGTGCTAAGCCTGCTGAAGGAATGCGTGGCATGAAAGAGGAAGAAGAACTTGAAGATGAAGATCTGATCTCAGAAGAAGAGACTGAAGAGATTGAATCTGTAATTTCCGAAGAAGAAGTTGAAGAAAGTGAAGAGGAAGGTGAAGAAGAGGTAGTAGAAGAGCAGTACGATATTGAAGAGGATGTCAATGCTCTTATCGAAGGAGAAGAACTCTCTGAAGAGTTCAAGGAAAAAGCAAAAACAATTTTTGAAGCAGCAATTATCTCAAAAGTAAATCAAGTTAAGGAATCTCTAGAGGCTCAATATGAAGAGCGTCTAACTGAAGAGGTTCAAGAAATCGCAGAAACTCTTTCAGAGCGTGTTGATTCTTACCTGGAGTATGTTGCAGATGAGTGGTTCCAAGAGAATACGCTCACTATTGAAGGTGGTCTGAAGGAAGAGTTAACCGAATCCTTCATGACTGGTCTGAAAGGACTTTTTGAAGAACATTATGTATCAATCCCTGAAGAAAAATATAATGTACTTGAGAGCATGGTAGAAAAACTTGATGAAATGGAGACAAAACTCAACGAGCAAATCGAAAAAAATGTTTCCCTAAACAAGCGTCTCGCAGAGTCGGTTGCTGACGGAATCTTCGATGAGATTTCTGAGGGCCTTGCTGCTACTCAGAAAGAGAAACTCGCTTCACTTGCCGAAAGTGTTGAGTTTGAAAGTGAAGAAGAATATCGTGAAAAACTGGAGACACTGAGGGAATCATATTTCCCATCAAGAACAGTATCTTCTTCTGCTAAAACTGAAACTCTGTCTGAAGGAGTAGATAGTTCACCTGAATATGTTTCGGGATCAATGGCTAACTACCTTAAGACTCTTTCATCATTTAGCAAATAATTGAATTTAATATAATTCAAACAAAACATCCACAAAACAAAGGTAAACGCAAATGTTCCATTCCGAGCATCTGCAGGAAAAGTGGGCACCTCTCCTCAACTATGAGGGTCTTGATCCAATCAGAGATTCCCATCGTAAGGCGGTAACCGCAGTCCTGCTAGAAAACCAAGAAAAATTCCTCCGTGAGCAATCCGCTTTCCAGACTTCAGGTTCATTCCTGACTGAAGCACCAACTAATGCAGTAGGTGCAGACGGATACACTGGAGCACACACAGGTCAAACCGCAGCTGGTTTTGATCCTGTTCTGATCTCACTGATCAGACGTTCAATGCCTAACCTGGTCGCATATGACCTCGCTGGCGTTCAACCAATGAGTAGTCCTACTGGACTCATCTTCGCAATGCGTTCACGCTACACCAGTCAGTCTGGTGCAGAAGCACTGTTTGATGAGGCAGATACCGACTTCTCCGGCGCAACCACTGGATTTACCGCAACTGGTATCGGTAGCACTCTTGCTCAAGGTTCAAACCCATCAGTTCTTAACGCTACTCCTGCTGGTCTTTATGAGACTGGTGCTGGTATGCGTACTCAAGATTCTGAGGCTCTTGGAGACGGTGGTGCTCTTGATTTCAACGAGATGGCATTCTCAATCGAGAAGGTCACCGTTACTGCACGTTCACGCGCATTGAAAGCAGAGTACTCACTTGAACTCGCTCAAGACCTTAAGGCAATTCACGGTCTGAATGCAGAAGCTGAGTTGGCAAACATTCTGTCAACTGAGATTCTTGCTGAAATCAACCGCGAAGTCATCAGAACCATCTACAAGACTGCTGAAGCTGGTGCTCAGCAGAACGTAGCAACTCAAGGCATCTTTGACCTTGATACCGATTCAAACGGTCGTTGGTCTGTTGAGAAGTTCAAGGGTCTTCTTTTCCAAATCGAGCGTGATGCTAACGCAATTGCACAGCGCACTCGTAGAGGGAAGGGCAACATCATCCTGTGCTCTGCTGACGTTGCTTCAGCACTGACCATGGCTGGTGTTCTCGACTACACCCCTGCACTC